TCTTTTAGTTCTTCGAGTTCTTCCTCAATCAGATCAATGCGCATTTTTCTAGTTTCTGGGTCAGGGAACTCTGGTTTTAATTTTACCTCTTGTCCGAATGCTTCCATAAAGATGCGAACTTTATCGAAGTTAGTCCTATCACGAAAATATCCCATGCTACTCTCTCTTTTTGCCAATGTTATATTTGGATTCTAAAATCCACTCATCTTTCTCTTTGTGAGAAAGAATCTTCACGTGTGATATGGGTGCTAAATTGCTCTCAACCAAATCACGATTCAACAGCGTCACCAATCCCCACTGGTCTAGCAAGTTCGCTATAGTGTTTCTTCGAGCCTCATCCTCCTCAGAAAAGTTCGATGGTTTCCCATCAAGTGCGAACAGCTCTTTGAAGTGCACTATGAAATATCTTTTTTGTTTATGTAAGATATGACAAGACTGATATAGCTTCCTATCTCTTCGAGAAGCAATACCTATACGAGTGAGAGTTTCTCTGACTTTGAGAAAGTCTTCATCCTGTTTTAAAGCCACCTCAACCATTTCATCTAAATTTACCATCTCGTCCACCCTTTATCAATTTCTCTTTTATCAGTTCAATTTGATCCTGAGTGAGAACTGAGAGGGCAGTTTCGGCTTTCACTCGACTGTAACTATAATATTCCATCACAGCTTCCAAGTCTTCATTTTGTACAGGCTTTACCCATTTAGCAAAACGCTTCATTGGTCTGAGGGTATTTATAAAAAAGTCGAATTGTAATAGTTTATCGAGATCGGGATAGCGGTTCATCTCATTCGCATATGGCACACAATCAATGTGATACGAAAGAGCACGGTTAGTCAGGAATGGCTCGTATGACTTTTCAGCTAACTCATCGTTGTCTGTGTCACGCATCATATCCTTCTTAGAATATGTAACAGCACTCACATAATCAAATGGTTTCATCACACACTCTTTGCCTCAACCCTGAAGTACTCCAATCGTGACGACGCTTATTGAAATACAATGGGATATCTAAATCTTTACCAGTAAAGTTTTTTCCCATGTAATCCTCACCGATGATTCTGACATCTATCGGTAAATGCTGCATGAGAGAAAGTAACTCAGCCTCAGTTGCGTATGGTATAATTTCATCGACGTACTTTACTGCTGACAACTGTATATATCTTTCCATGTAACCCTGAACTGGTTTATTTTTTTCAGGGCGATCAATGGTCGGATCTGTTTGTAGACCACAGATCAAATGGTCACAAACATGTTTCGCCTCTTTGAGCATAAGAATATGCCCAGCATGTAGCAGATCAAAAGAACTCGCTGTAAATCCCACCTTCATTTGTGACTCCTACTCCCATCAAACACACATACGAAATAACAACCATTTTCACCAGCATGAACGCGATGAAAGACACCGTCATGTATTAGAACAATATCACCTGCTTTCACTACAAGATTCTTATCATCTAACTCTATGACACCATCGCCTTTAACGAACTGATATATTTCCTCTTGACCAGGATGCTTGTGACCAGTTGTACTTTTGTTAGGTTTCAAATCTGTGCTACTGAGAACGAGGTTGCTGAGTTCACCGTTATCCTTAACAACGTATCGTTCATCACACTTTACGATCTCACCACCAATATCATCTATGCTTATCATTTAGTAAACTCACAATCTACCATAATTTGCGTGAAGCACGCTGCCAGATTTATCTCTTGATCCACAACAAACGCAGACTTGTATTGATAGTCGGCGAGGATAAGAACGAGTTGAGGAATGCTACCTTTTTCTAGGAAGTCATGAGCGGTGTCATATAGCTTCCGAAAAAGAACATTGACATCCTGCTCACTGTTTGTACCGACCCACTTGCGCATAGTTTTGAAATCTTTATTACGCAGGGCATCGACCAAACCTGTGATATCTAAATCACTGACATGAGCGAGGATACCAGAATCGATATTGCCTGTAGCACCATATCGCTGAAGTTCGTTCAGCACACGACGCCAGTCTGGGAAATACTTCATCAGAACTTCAGCAACCACTTTCTTATCGTATGCTACACCCTCTTGATCTAAGATCCAACAAGCACGCTCTAAAAAAGTCCCAGCCAGCTTGGCTTTTTCTTTCCCTGTGATTTTAAAATCAACAACCGAACATCGCGAATGTAGAGGAGAGATAATGCGATTTTTAAAGTTGCAGGTCAGAACGAAGCCACAGTTATTAGAAAACTCCTCCATAAAATTTCGGAGAGCTGGCTGGGTCGAGTTAGGATTGAGATAATCAGCCTCGTCGAGAATCACATATTTTCTACCCTGTGTAAACGATACTGTACCAGCAAAGTTACGAATATCGTGTCTCAGTGTATCAATATTACCATTCATCGAACCGTTGATAATTATAGAGTCGGCATCAAGCTCATCAAGCATAGCACGAGCCACAGTTGTTTTACCGATACCAGCCCCACCAGAGAGGAGAAGGTTGGGCACCTCTTTATCATCAACGAACTTCTGAAATGTATCTTTCAAACTTTTAGGAAGAACACAATCAGAAATTTTACTCGGACGATATTTCTCAACCCAGAGAAAATCTTCACGCATCACAAATCACCATAATATAAAGTTTCAGATTAGGATTCAAATTTAGAGGAAGTCTCCGTCGCAATCCAGTACTGAATATCACCATCCTCAGTTTTCCAGTGTGAGATACCTTTAGCGGAGATATCTACATTGTAATCCCGAGGAAGAATCTTTAAATTTTCAACTTTGAAAATCATCATAAACTTGTTAGAGGTATCGCCGACAGGCATCTCAAACCTATTAGAGCCTTGGTTGCGAGAGTCGACAGCAGTTAGATACGCAACACCGTCGCGACCTACCAAGGCAACTTCAGGAAGATCTAGGATACCAGCCATCTTCAATGCGCTAGACATAGCCTTCTCTTCAATCTTCATAGAAACCTCAACCGAAGGAAGAGTGATATCCTTATCGGGTGGGGCGATAATGTTTTCCGGAGCAGCATATGTCAGATGTGCAGTGCCACCTGAGCCATTGCTGATAGATAAACTCTTTTCATTGAAGTTGATATCAGGATCCTCAAACGCTGAAAATGTTGCGAGGAACTGATTCATATCAAAGATAGCAAACTGCTGAGGAAACTCTTCAGCAACATTCACCTGAGCGAGAACACTCTTTTGCGGTGAAACGGTTCGCAAAGTTTTACCCTCCTTGAACATCAAGGACATATTGATAGAAGCGAAGTTTTTAAGAACCTCACTCGTTTCACTAGAAAGTTTCATAATATATTTCTCCTTATCCAAGTTCTTTACCAACCATGCTCTGATCAACCGTAGCAGTTGCACCGATTTGAGCAAGATCGACTAGTGAGCCACCGAACACATAAGTGCCAGTGTGTTCGAGTTTCATCCATGGGCACATCCATACATTGATACCTATTTTGCGTGCCCACTGACAAAACATATAATCCTCTGAAAGATACCTTTTAGAATCTGGATCAATCAGAGCCTGAAAGTACATCATGATTTCGCGAGATCCATCGAAGTTTTTAGTGCGAGCGTGATCTGGGAGATAGTGATACTCAGGATATGCTTCTTCAAATTTTTCAAAGGCACTACGCCGAACACACATAAAACCAGTGCCACCCTCTAACACTTCAACAGGTTCATCGAGGCGAATCTCAGTAGTGCCACCGACTGGATTAAAAACATAATCACCCACATATTTTTCTAGCTTGTTAGGATTTTCATCCGCGAACCCTTTATCAACAGCACGTTTAATTTTTTCCCAAGAGATACACTTCTTAGGATATGGACCACAAACTATCTCACGATCGTTTTCTTCACCCTCGAAACCAGACATAACAGTTAGGGCAATTACATCATTGGGATCAAACCCGATATCTGAATCAATAAACATTAAATGGGTGCAATCACTACGCAAAAACTCATCGACAAGATAGTTCCTTGCTCGTGTGATTAAACTCTCGTTGTATAAAAAGAAAAGATTTACATGGACACC